CTTGTTTGAAGTAAAGACAAACCTTGGGAGGCCGGTTGTTTGTTCTGGGGCGCACTTGGTAATGTGCAAGGATAAAACATGGGCTCCCATTTCAAGTCTGGCTGCTGGGTCAAAACTGTTTCATCCCATAGAAGATCTTGAAGTGGTTTCCATAGAGTTTGTGCGGAATGACTTTGTGTGGGATTTCACCGTTCCAGTATATCATAACTACCTTCATGCAACGATAACACATCATAACAGTGGAAAAACTGAGTTTGCCGCCAAACGTATGGCCCAAGCTTTCATCGGCACGGACCTCAATGGCCAGGCGCCGGACTGGGTAAAAGAGCGTCACGGTAAGCGTAACATCCGCATCTGGTGCCTGCACACTACCCACATGACCAGCGTCTCTGCGCAGCAGAACGTCTTCTATAAGTACCTGCCGCCTGAGATACGCAACATTAAGCGAACTAATCATACGCAGATTAGCTTTAGCCAGAAGAACGGGTTCAGCGACAATACGGCCGTGTATATGGGTAACCAGATCTGGTTCCTCAACTACGCCCAGGACATCAAGGTCGTCGAAGGTGGCGAGGTAGACTACGTTTGGTGCGACGAACTTGTCCCACAGAACTGGCTTGAGACGCTTCGCTACCGTTTGGTCACTCGGTCCGGCAAGCTTATCGTCACCTTTACGCCGGTGCAGGGCTACACCCAGGTCGTGAAGGAGTACATCAACAGCGCCAAGGTTACCGTTAGCCGCCCATCTCCATTGCTACCCAATCACAACGTCCTAACCGTTCCCAAGGGCGAGATGCCCTACCAAGCTGAGAACCTCTACGGACGACACGCCTGCATCTGGTATCATACCGAATTAAACCCGTATAACAACTGGGAGCGCATGAAGCAGGAGCTTTCGGGGCGCTCTAGCCATGACATCAAGATCCGCGCTTATGGTTGGGCAGATCAGACGGCTGGCTCTGAGTTCCCCATGTTTGGCGACCACAACCTGTGGAAAGGTGACGCCGAAGAGGTCATCCCCGAGGGTAGCAACTACATGGCCATCGATCCAGCAGGAGCGCGTAACTGGTTCATGCTTTGGGCTAGAGTAGATAAGCACGGTATACTATGGGTCTATCGTGAATGGCCCGATCAAAGCTACGGTGAATGGGCGCTGCCTAGTGACAAGCCCGACGGTCGAGCTGGCCCGGCACAGAAGGCGGGTGCAGGCCGTGGAGTCAACGAGTACACCGAGCTTATCTGGAGCCTTGAGACTGCCGGTGACAAGCGTGAGATGATCGTGGACCGCTGGATTGACCCTAGAACCGCTGGCACAGAGACGATCACTAAAGACGGCGGTGTCACCGTGCTTGATTTGCTTAGTCAGGCTGATAATCCGCTCATATTTACTCCTGCCGCAGCCCTGCCAATTGAAGAGCGGGTGCTATTAATCAATGATCTTTTGTCATGGGACAGAGAAAAACCAATGGAAAAAGGAGTAAACCATCCAAAACTGATGATACATGAGTCTTGTCAGAACTTAATTTATAGTTTAAAGGAATGGACTGGACAAGATGGACAAAAAGGTGCTAGTAAAGATCCAATTGACGCTTTAGGCTATATGGTTGTAATGCAGCCAGCCTATTTTGGCGGCTTAGATTGGGAAAAGCAATCTAAACGAATGTCTATGACAGGAAGTTATTAACATGATCTCACCAGTTGACCCTTTAGCTATTGCTTCTGATACGCCTGACATCGGCGAGCTATTGAGCGAGTACAACCGCTCGATGATTAACTCGTCACAGGGCAACTTGGTGACGAAGTTTGATAACATCCGTTTTGCTCGTTGGGCAGGACAGACTGATGACGGAAAAAAGCACAGCACTGCGCGTCCAGAAGGCAGCCCGGCTTGGCCGTTTGAAGGTGCGAGCGACGTTCGTAACCGTCTCATCGACTCTTCCTGCAACGAGCTGTCAGCACTGCTTGTTACGGCCTTTCAGCGTGCAACCATCCGGGCATCTGGTGTGACGCTTGACGATGCGCCAGTAAGCGGCATTGCGACGAACCTTTTGCACTGGATTCGCGACTCTAAGATGCCGCAGGAGCTTCGTAAAGAAGCCGAGCTTGGAGCGCAGTACGCTTTGCAGTACGGCTGGAGCGCGTTCTTTGTAGGCTGGCAGCAGAACATCAGCAAGCGTACACAGGAAATTACCGCTGAAGAGCTTTTTCAGATGGCTGCGCAGGCACAGGGATCTGTGTTGGCCGAGTTGCCACAGATGATCTTGGACGCTCCAGATCAAGCTGCTGCGATACTTCAAGCTGCAATTCCTGATCTGGATGAGGCAAACGCCAAGCGCATGGTCAATGAGATGGCGACGACTGGTCGTGCGACGTACGACCAAGAGTACGTCAGCCGCAATCTTCCCGAGATCGTTGCGCTTAAGCCCTGGGATGAAATTATCGTTCCGCCAGAGACGGCTGACTTGCAGCGATCACGGGTCATCTACCGTAGGACATGGATGTCCGAGGTTGAGTTGCGCGAGAAGATTACCACAGAAGGCTGGGATCCAGACTGGGTTGAGCGTGCGCTTCAACAGATCGGTAAGAGCAGCACCTTCTACAACATCAACCTGCTCCCAACAACGACCATGTTGGTTTACAACGGCGTAAACTACATGAACATGGTGGAGGTTGTTTATGCTTACACGAAAAGCCTCGACGGAAAAGCTCCCGCCATCTACTTCACCGTTTTTTGTCCGCAAGCTGCGTCCAATCGAAAAGAAGATGCAGCCTCGTGGGCTATCCATCAGCGACTTGATTACGCTCACGGCGAATACCCGTTTGTTGAATTCCGTCGTGAACAGTTGCGCCGCGCTATTACTGATACTCGTGGTATACCCGAGTTGGCTAGCACTGATCAAGACGAAGTCAAGGCCCAGCACGATTCGATCCGGGATCATACTGCCTTCTCGACTCTACCTCCCATCAAAGTCGTCAAACGAATTGGTGCCATCAACAAAGTGGGCCCAGGAGTACAGTTGCCTGTCGTAAGTCCTACGGACTACAGCTTCATGGAGCCACCTGCGCGTGAGCCCACGGTGGCGTTTAACTTGATCAACCGAGTTGAGGCTAATCATGCAGCTTACTTTGGCACGATTAACCCACTTGTGCCACCGGCCAAGACGCAGATGTTGCAGCAGTTGCTGGTGAACAGTTGGCTCTTAAGCTGGCGTAACATCTACCGGCAGATGTTTGCATTGTGCTGCCAGTACATGAGCCCGGAAGAGATCTTGCGTGTTACCGGCGGTCAGTTGCCGCAGAGCTTGTCCGAGATACACAACGAGTTCGACCTTAACGTCCGCTTTGACGTGATGGACATGGACAAGGAGTACATCGCGCAGAAGATCGACTTCCTAACCAAGGTCGCGCAACTCGACACAGGCGGCGTGCTTAACAGAACTCGCCTCACTGAGATGATGATTCAAGCTATCGCGCCTGAAATGGCAAGCGAGCTCATCGTCAACCAGCAGCAGGCTAGTGTGCAAATGTTTAAGGACGTCCAGAGTGATATTGGCATGATGCTCCTTGGCAACGAGGCGCTGTACCAAGAGAACGACCCAGCTGCACAGACCAAGCTGCAATACGCGCAACAGGTGCTGCAGTCTAACCCGAAAGCGCAGGCTGCGTTGCAGCAGGACGAGAACTTTAAGGCGCTGTTTGAGAACTACGTTAAGAGCCTGCAAATGTCAGTTATGCAGCAGCAAAACGCGCAAATTGGCCGGATTGGTGTAACTCCTGTATCACAACAATGACGGAAGATCAAAAGGACGCCTTTGGCTTTTCAGGGAAAAACATTGTCTGGAGCGAAGTGCTTAAAGTTATCGAGCAGTTGCAAGAACAGCACTGGATGATGGCTATAAGTAAAGATTGCAAAGGAGAAGATAGAATACATTCCGCAGGCCAAGCTGACGGGATTAATCTTACTTTGAGCACGCTTATTGAATTAAGAAGGCAAGCAAGAGAATTAAATGGCTTGACTAATAACGAAGATTTGGCATAACGCCACTAGCGGGCTAACCAGCGTTACTGGTTTGATTATATAAAGGACTTGCTACCTATTAGCATGAACGAAACACAATCACAGCCTGACGCCGGGAGTCAGGAGGCAGGAACGACACCCGTTGCACAAAAACTCGGTTTGCTGGATCAGCAAAGTCTTAGTGACTTGCTTAAATCTGGTTTCCTTGACGAGAAGGAGGCGACTCCCGCCAAAGAGGAGCAGGCTGAACCTGAAGTTGACACTGAGGAGCCAATTGTGGACTCGGAAGTGGAAGCTGAGGTTGAAGCCGATCAGCCCATTGAAGAAGCTGAAGCTGAAGAAAGTTCGTTAAGCAAGGGCGTACAGAAGCGCATCAACAAATTAGTTGCTGCGAAGAAGGCCGCTCAAGCTGAATTGGAAGCGCAAAAGTCGCGTTTATCTGAACTGCAAAGGGAACTAGAGACTGCAAAGTCTTCGGCCCCAGCAAAGCAGGTGGACGTATCCGAT